CTCCAGTCGTGGTAGTACCACGGAAGGTCAGAAATCATTAGCTGCAGGTTGTCGAAATAGTCCTGCGGCAGAAAGTTATCAACGACCCGAATGATTGCCAATTAGGTCTTGATGACGTACATCAAAGCAATGTTACGCGGACGGGTCTCCGTCACGTTGGTATCAACGTCAGTATTGGTGAACTGATACTCAACATTGCCGCCGTAGACGGTCAGGAGGCTTGTGGTGCCATCCAGGTTCTGCGTGGATTGCGCTTGGCTAGTGGCAAAGCTGCGGCTGCTATCAACCCCACGCCCGTTATCCCAGCCACGAACAAACTCGCCTCTTAAATCTGGGACGTTAAACGTGCTGCTTCCATTGCCTGCACCCCATGTCGTCCCAATGGCAGCGAACAGGTCGGCGTAAGTGGTGCGGCTAACGGCAGAACCATCACACTCCAAATAACCCGACGGGACCGTAGTGGTCGCCATCGCAAACACCGAGCCAGTCGGAACACCAGCAGGCGTTGAAACGCTCGCCCAACTCAGGTTTCCACTGCCGTCAGTCTTCAGGTACTGATCAGCGTCACCGTCAGACGTAGGCAGGGTCAGCGTGACATTGGCGCTAACCGTACTGGCTGCCTTCAGTTCGACGTAGTGGCTGCTATCAGCGTCGTAGTAACGGACAGGCTTTTGGGCAAGGATGCTCAGACCGTTGCTGTCAAACTGCGCCCGCTCAGTCCCGCCAGTGCTGATCGAAACCTCATCAGCCGCACCAAAGAAAATGCCAGTGTTTTCATCACCAGTGTTGGTGATGCTTGGCGCTGCAGCCGTTCCATCAGGCACCCGGATTGGGACTGATGCTGTGCTGTAGGTACTAGTGAAGGTGTGGCTAAGCGTGCCGCCTGCCGTGATGTTGACGTTATTAGCCGCCGAGCTGTACAAGCCCGTATCGTTGTCGCCCGTAAAACGCAGGCTCGGAAGGCTGACCGTACCAGCAGCAATCGTGACGTTGCCGGTAAAAGTCGGACTTGCCTGCGGTGCTAACGCAAGGTTAGTGCTGTCAAGCGTGCCAACAGTGATCCAAGCGGTGTTACCGCTATTGCGCATCTTGAGCAGACCGTTGCCGGTATCCGGCCACCACATGTAGGCATACGTTGTAGACGGTGCCGATGCACCACTGTTATTCGTAAAACACGCCGCAAAATTATTGTTTAAGTCGCTGCGGACATTACTGCCCGTGTCGTTCTGGATCGTTCCGTCAGCTTGTGCCATCAGCCTTTTCCGTAACCCGTGGCGGTCCAGTCAAAGTTCCGCACCACACGGGTGCCACTCGAATTGTAGAAGCTGATGTCAAATCCAGTTGCTGTGCTGTTAGAAGCCGTGTAGTAGTCACCCGTTGCCATGTTGAACGCAGCAATGCCGATCACAGGCGTAGCGGCAAACTTGTTGGTGTAGGCGATGCTGACATCGGCGCTGGCGCTGCTGGTGCCACTGCCACGGGTCGTGCGGCTCACCATGTTGCTGTCAATGCGGAGCTGATCCACCGCGATCTGTTGGTTGTTTTCCTTGGTGCTGAACTCAGCTTTTACCTCGTAGGCGCGAGCCTTAAACTCGGCATTGTTGAATTTGCGCCAGCTCGTCCAAGTCGGTGATCCAGCCGGATCGTCTTGCGTGGTGCGGATAAAAAGCTGAACGTCGCAACCACTGGGCGCAGAACCGTCAAAGTCTTCGATGTCGTCAAAGTCGGCCACGTCATCGATGCGACCGGCATACGGGTAGAACTGCCTAGCTCGTAATGTGCTTTCCAGCTTGATGCTGAATACATCGCTAAGCGTGATCGGGTTGTTCTGGAATAGGTAAGTGCCACTGGTGTTCAGGGTTGCGTCACCTTCCAGCACCAGTTGGTTGGTGATTGCCGTTGGCTCGGTTTCTTCCTCAAGCAGGAACGTATCAACGCCACCTTCAAACAGAATCTCGCTGTCATCTTCTGCGACAACGTTGCCGACAGGGTTGCGGGTACTGGTGCCGTCTTCGCACAGGATGTAGGTTTCATCTTCTGTTAAGAAATCACCGGCAGAGCTGGTCTGTCCGCCGTCCTGATCCAGCAGCAGTTCTCCTAGATCAGTGTCAACCGTCAGGTTGGTTTTCGATCCAGGGAATGTCGAGTCTTCCTGCTGGCTATCAACATTGACCAGATCCTCAAGGTCTGGCTTGGTGAACTCAATCAGTGCAGCATCTAGGCTTTCGCGCCCGCCAGAGTCAACGAACTTGGCAAGGTAAGTACCCTGTTTCAGATCGGCGTAAGCCTCAGTTGCACTACCAGCCAGATCCTGCGAAATGCTGGTGGATTTTGCCCAGGTGACACCAGACAGATCAGGCGAGTGGCGCACACGGACGTAACCGCCAACGCGAACGTCAAGCTCGCTTGATTGCGTCCAGGTCAGTTTTGCCTGCCCGTTCACCGGAATCATGCTGAAACCACTGACAGCCGCAGGTGCTGCAGTATTGCCCGCAATGTTCTGAGTTAGCTCTGAAGGATCAGACCGTTTGCCGAGCGGCGTAATGGCAACCACCCGGAACGTGAAGTTGCCGGTTTCATCCGTCAGAAACGTCAGGTTGTTGTACGGCGTATCACCAACGGTGAAGAAACTCAGGTTGTTAGCTGTTTTGTAGGAGACCTGATAACCCGTTGCGCCATCGACGTTGTTCCAAGAAATGTCGATTTCAGTGGTGACGCGGTTGCCGGATTCAACCAGTCGCTCGCTGACATCAATGCCCGCTGGTGCGGATGGTTTCTGGTTTAGCGCCGTGATATCACGCGGCTGCAGTGCTAGTCCGTCTTCAATGTGCGCATACTTGCTGTCGTTATGCTCCAGCGCGGTGATTTTGTAGTTTTCGCCGTCTTCGGTAACGCTTAGGACGCGATACGTTGCCGCCTCAACCGTGCTGGTTTCGACCATGTAAATGGTCTGCGCTTCAGGTGCAACGCTGAAAGCTGAGCTGACAGTGATGGTCTTGGCGTCAAAGTCACCGTCATCAATGTCACGCTGCTCAACGCGACCGTCAGGCATCACCACGCTTACGGTGTCGCCTTCATCCACCGCGATGCTTTGATCCAGCGTCAGCACGGTGGTGGTTGCACTAGCAACGCGCCCGCCTTTACGCGTACCAGCACGCATCTGATCGGCAATCTTAATGATCTGCCCAGGGCGGACAATCGCACCATCAAGACCGACGGTGAAGGTGCAGGTGGTTGTTTCTTCCTGCTCGGAGTACAGCAGCCAGCGACCGAGGCGGTTGGCTTGACCGCGACTGGTGCAGGCAAAAGCTGCCATGCGGACTTCGATAATGCCGTATTTGGCGATTGCCGCTTCATCGGAAACATATTCAACCCGCTGCTGGTACGCACTCTCTGGATCGTTCCAGGTGACTAGGGCAACGGTGTGGCGAGCCTTCAGGCTGCTGCCTTCATAGTTAAAGATGCCTTCAATGACGTTGCCGTTGTTAAACAGCGCCGCTGGATCCTTAGGACTGTCTTGCGTAAAGGCGATCTGACCAGCAGACCAATACGCCATGCCACGGAAGCATGAGCAAAAGTCCTGAACAACGTTGTACGCCTCTTCGCGTGATTGCAGGTAGACGTTGCAAAGGAAGCGAGGCTCTGTCCCGCCTTCGCCGTCATTGACACTGGCGTTGCAGTATTTGCTGATTTCGTACAGCGTCCACTTATCACACTGGGCGCTAGAAACAAAACGCCCCAGTCCATAGCGGCTGGACAACAGCAAGTCCCGCAAGATCCACGCCGGATCTGCACACCAAGCAGTCTTAAACGTGCCGTCCCAGACACCGGAATAGCTCAGGCTGCCATCAGCGTTGACGGTAGCGTTATCCGGGATCTGAACCTTGACACCCTTGATGTCATACGAGCGGGTCGGGATCGCCTGAAACTGCGATGCTTCAAACCGCAAGCCGACCAATGCGGTCAGCGGATAACGCAACTTGGCGTCGATGATTTCGGTATAACCCGCAAACGTCATCAAGCGGACGTTGTTGGTGCTGTCGTTGACGCCCGAAACACGCCGCAGGCGGATGTCCCAAGGCGCATCACCAGTCAGCTCAATACGGTGGCTGCGCTCATAGGTGCTGGTGCATTTGCCGCTAACGGTCGTATTGACCTTTTCGACATAACCGCCGCCATCAGCTTGGACATCAATGGCATAGCCAATCGACGTAGCCTTCAGACCGTTATCAACCCGGTAGATCTGGTTAAAGGCAATTCGGACAACAACTGCATCAACGTCGCCGTCTGTAACCGTGCGGGTGACTGCATCGCCAACATCATCACCAACAGAACTGTTGACGTTGACCGCGTTTTCACTGGCGGCAAAACCTTCGATATACGCCTGACTTTGTGTGCCTACGCGAGAAGCGAAATCGCTATAAACAAAGTTGTCGCTTCCATCGCTGTTTTGCAGCGGCGTATCGTCAAAAAAGATTGATTGCTCTGGATCGTCAGGCGTCGCAAATCCTTCGATTTCGCCTTCACTTAAAACATCAATCAGGCGGATGCTGGATTTACTGAACAATGAGTTGGCGTCATCACTGCGCTCCGGTCCGGCACTTTGAACAACGACCGTTTGCTGGACGTTGACGTTCTGCTGTGGTGCAGGTGCAGACTGACGACCGCCGCCAGAACCAGCAATACGCTTTGCCATCAGATGTCCGTCGTACTCACGCCTGCCGATACCACTACGCTACCGACGCGCATCCGCCCGTAACAGATCGGGACTGGATTGCCTTGGGCAGTCAGATTGACGGCACCGTTGTAGATGTAGCTGGAACGGTTGTCGGCTGGGTCGTTATTAACTGGATTAAAGGAGTCACGACGACTGGGACTGCCGCCGCCAGTAAGACCGGGCAGGTCTGCAGGTTGAGGCGAAAGAAGTTGTGCCGTACCAGAAAGAATCAAGCCGACACCGATAGAGGCGGCAACGTTTGCAGCTGCAATGCCCAGAGTGAATCCTGCCGCCGTCGCAGCACCCCCGCCCGCACCTGCAATACCTAGAACGGCCGCGCCAGCTGGGGCAAGAAGAATCGCAGCGGCAACAAGCGCAACTCCCGTAATAATCTTGCCGACTCCGCCACCCGCACCAGCCAGCACGGGCGTGATGCTGATTTCTTCATCCTGCCCAGTGGGATTGTGGACCTCATCTAACTCTTCAATCGCCACTTTCCCGACCTGAACGATATAACCAATGCCGCGCTCACCTGCGGTCACTAATGCTTGCTGAAAGCCTTCAAAATTGGCGCACAATGCCCGGATCGCTTCGGCAGGCGTATTCAGATCAAACTGATGGATGCGCCCGAACTGTTTGCCTAGCTCACCCCTTAGCACCACTCGCTTCATAGCCGACTCCTATGCCGCAGGATGTGGGTGGTGTTCTTCCGATAATAGCCAGACCATAGATCACGGCTAGACAGTCGCCGCTCTAGGTGCTGCAAAATCAGGTCATCACCAATGTAGATCGCAACGTGGTTTGACACGGGTGACACGATCTGCATCAGCAAGGCATCGCCATACTGCGGCTCAGCATCCTGCCCGACAGACACAAAATCCTCGTTGGCGAAGTTTTCGACAAAGGTGTTCATGCCTTTGTGCCACCATTCGCCGTGCCGTTCGTAGTCCGACAGCTCTAAACCCCATTCCTGCTTGTACCAGTCACGCGCCAGGGCATAACAGTCCAAGGTGCCGTAACACCACTCACGCCCGATCAGCGGCGGCTGCCAGCCTTCTGGTTCGTAGCTCGCCCAGAGGCAAGTTGGATAGCCAACGATGTGCCAGGGCAAGCCTGATGCTTCCATTGCGGCACGGTCAGCCATGCTCGCCTTTGGCTTCATGTTGGGATGGCTATGGACCACAGCGGTGATCGCACCAGCATCATCAGCGGCCGCATAGTCCCGTGGTTCCATCACAAAGCTCATCTCTTCGGTGGCGATGTTGCGGCACGGGAAGTAACGCTCTTTGCCCTTGACGATGACCACCAAACCGCAGGCTTCGCGTGGATATTCCTCTGCCGCGTGTTTTTCTGCTGCTGCCCTGGTTTCAGGCTTCATCCAATCAGTCCCGCACTTGGGAAGCCGCCATAGGGAATCTCGGCATTTTCGCCAAAGCGCAGCTTGCAGCTAGTCAAGCGGTGACCGCAAACGTCGTTGGCAACGTCCGCAACTGAGTTGTCGTTGATGTCGAAATAGTTGGTGCCGGTGTAGCCGCAACCTTCGCCCTTATACGTCCAGGGGCAAATGTTTTGAATGATCTGACGGCGAGGTAACTTCACGCCAGCAACGTCGAAAGTCGCGGATAGCTCAAAGCTGACAACAGCGCGGTTCTCGGCAACCTTGCGATCAACAATGTATATTTCGCGCGGAAACTCGGCGTAGGGGTCAGCCGTTGCATTAGTGCCGCTGGTGAAATTGGTGGCGTCTAGGTATTTCTTAAGCGTGCGGATCCGAGTGACCGTCGCACCAACCAAGTCGTTGTATTCCAGTACCAGCGTGGTGCCAAGACTTAGGACGTTGCTGATGCTGATCGTCGGGCGTGGTAGTTGTCCGCCGCCTTCATAGGTAAAACCTGTCGCCTCTACCGGATAGCGCTGGTAGGTGTTGCCGTTCCAGACGATGTTGCCGCTGATCTGTTCGTTGACGCCAGCGTGGAACCTATAGACCTGATCAACGCCGATGCTGGCAGCGGTGCCGTCAAGCTCGAACAGCTCGATCACTGCGCTAGGTGCCAGCTTGTTCAGCTCTTCGCCAACGGCGCTGACCGCTTCCCAAACGCAGGTGCCGTCTTCGACCTCCGTTCCACGAACAACCGGCCACGGGTCAGGCTCAGTGGCGGCGCTAGTGCCAGCAGTTGTGCAGCGAAAAACCAGACCGCTTGGCTGAACGGTCGTGGCACGTCGGACATCACCGACGCTGAAGGCTGTACTGGCTGCCCAGGCGGTAAATGCCATTACGGTTCAAAGACCTGACGGAAGGTTGCGGTAATCGTGGCGCGATTCAGGTAAGGAATCGACTTGTTCCACTGCTCGCAAACCCATTTGTATTCCGTGGATTCGCCTAGTGGTGTCCACTCAAATGGCGCAGCGTCTGCTGCCCGAGCATCAAGGAAAGTTTCGATAGTGTCGGCGTCAGTTTCGGAGACGTTCCAGGTCAGATCCCATTGTTTCGGGTTCTGATTCAGTCCAAACGTCGTGCGCTGTTCGTAGCCGTCACCGAATTTGGCGATGCGGAAGTTAGGCGCACTGCTTTTTTGAGCGCCGTAGGTCGGGGTGATCGAAGGGAAAGTAGCCATTAGGCGAGCAAGCCTCCGGGACGCTTCTGGCGGATCAGTTCGGCGCGGACGGCTGCGCCAAGTGCTTCGCCTAGCTTATTCGCGTT